CTCTTACTTGTAACTATATTGCTAAAAGTGGTGGAGGTGACCACTTATATGATTCGTGCATTATAGATGACGGAACTAATGTAACTGTAAGTGCAAATTTAATAGGAACAGGAACTGGTTGTTTTACTGGTACACTTTGTGCAAATTATTTATATTCAACAACAAATGTAGTGGCCAATGATACTTTGTTTACTGGAGGTAATATAAGAAAATTAAACAATAACCAATGTATTTTCTTTAGAAATGCTGCTGGAGATGTAGAATCTATAATATCTGGAAATGGTAATGTAGGAATTGGAACTTGCACACCCACATCTCAATTACATATAATAGGTAATAGTGGTGGAATATTTACAGACGGATTACGAATAGGGAGAAATGGAAACACTACTCAGTATACAATACTGAATCACGCTGGCGGGGCTACTAATTTATCATCAGTAGATGCATCGGGTAATAATATTCCTGAAATATATTTTAATCGTTCTTCCAACGGAACTACTATGACATCTAGTATGATGATTAATAAAGATGGTAATGTTGGAATTGGGACAACCACCCCCGCGGCTGAATTTCAAGTAAACAAAAACTGCGATGTTGTAATGGCAATATCAAACTGCGTTAATGTAACATCAGGTAATAGAGGTGCATTAGCGTTTTATAACTGTGCCACCTCAACTGTTGCAATTATTAGAGCTGCTGCGGTAACCGATAATGTTGGTACTGAATTACAATTTCACACCAGACCTGCAGCTGGAAGTTTAACTCAAGTACTGACTTTAGAATCAACAGGAGTAGCCACATTTGCTTGTCAAGTTTGTGCTTCAAGTCTTTCAATGTGTGGTAATGTTATATTAAGTAGAGCAAGTACAAGTGCAGGTACCAATGTAGAATTTAGAACAGCAGGTACTTTGAACTGGTATTTGGGTACTAGAGGATTAACAAATAATAATTTTTATATAGTAAATGAAGGATTAAGTGGCCTTTCTAATTTGATAATTGATGCCACAACAGGGACGGCTACATTTGCTTGTCAAGTTTGTTCCGCGGGTACATTTATGTCAAATGTTGGTACTGCCACTTCTACTTATGGATTTACCCATTGTGGTTCAAATGGATATTACGGAAGATTTGGTGTTCCAAATGGTTCTTATATGTATTTGGAAACAAATGCAAATTCGGGTGTTTATATAGATTCAACAACTAGAACAAATTATTTAAGTGTAAACGCCGGTTGGAGTAGTGGAGGTGGAGCAAACCAACCATTACAAGTTAAATCAGGTGTAGCTGGTGCTGGTATTTGGGTAGAATCTTGTTCATCTGATGCGGGTGGTTATATAAATATGAATGGAAATTGTATGGCAATAGGTCAATCATATAGAACTTCAGGTGGGTATAATGATATTATATTTCAAACAGCGGGAACTACTAGAATGATAGTTAGATGTGCTGGTAATGTTGAAGTCCAAACTGGTATTGTTTCTCCAATGTTTATGATTGAAAGAAATTCTGCTTTTGGTGATATAACAACAGGACAATATTTAGATTTAAATGATTCTGGAACAGTTGGATTAAATGCAAAATTTCATCAACAATTTGCTCCATATGTAAATAGTGGAGAAGGAATGACTTGGAATTATGCTAGAGTGTTAGTTCGTATGACAAGTACTGTGAGTACTTTTTCTCAAGCAGGAATAGGATGTATTAGAAACGCAACTTATTTTTATGGTAGTGGATGGCTTTGTTTTGGAACACATGTATCGATTTCAAATACGATGGATAGTGCTAGAGGATTTAAATGGGTAGTAATGCCTTGGTTTAGTTATTCTGATTTTGCAAATGGTGTTGATGTACCTGGATTAGGATTATATAATCAATATAGTGATGCATCATTAAGAATTGGAGCGGTTTATTTACAATATAAAACATAAAAATATGATATTTGAATACAATTTATGGTTAGATGATGTTTGGAATCACAATGATAAAACACATCAAATGGACCCGTTAGGGTTAGTTCCTAATTTAGAAAATAAAGAAGAGTTAGTTCCATTATATACAATATTAGGAATGACTAAAGAGGAAGCTATTATAATATCCTCACCTTTTAGATTAAAACAATTAAGAAAAGAAAGAGATAGATTAATTGCGGAAACCGATTGGTGGGTATTGGCTGATAGAACCCCAAGCGAATCACAATTTCAATATAGACAACAATTGAGAGACATTACAGAAAATTTTGATTGTGAAACTGAAATAACATTTCCAACAAAACCTTAATATAAATAATTTCTAATGGCACACTATCGTTAACGAAGTATTTATATAGAAATACTTTAGATAGATGAGAATTAATTCACCATATATTACAGGGTCAGCAACAATAACGGGTAATCTATGTGTCCAAGGAACAATTCTAGGTACGATTACGGGTGTTGCATCGACCGCATCATACGCAGAAACCTTAGACGGGTTAGACAGCACACAATTTGTTCAAACAGGTTCATTTAATTCATACACATCATCAGCTTCCTCAAGTATTGGAAGTTTATCAGGTTCAGTTGCAACAACAACCTCAGGATTAAGTTCTTCAATAGGTAGTTTAAGTTCATCAGTCGCAACAAACACAAGTGGTTTGGCAGGTAGAATTGGTACAATAGAAGGTAATTATGCTACCACAGGTTCAAATACGTTTATTGGTAACCAAGTTATTACCGGTTCTCTTTATATAACAACAGATTTAATTGTACAGGGTTCATCCTCACTTCAAAACATAACGGCATCCGCAGTATCGATTGGTACAAATACGGTTATATTGAATACAGATACACCTGCTGTACGTTTTGCAGGAATTAGTGTACAAGATTCAGGTAGTAATGTCGGCGTAACTGGTTCCATATTTTGGGATGGATTATGTAACAAATGGATTTATAGTAATCCATCAGGTATTGGTTATTCTGGTGGTATGTTGTTGTCTGGTCCTAGAACTGCAACACTTGGTTCAGAGTCACCTTTAACTTGTAATTACATTGCTAAGTCTGGAGGCGGTGACCACCTTTATGATTCATGTATTCAAGAAGTGAGCGGTTCGGTAACAATTGGGGGAGCATTATGTACATCTGGAGTTGTGTGTGGTGCATCTGGAATATTTTCATCAACTTCATATAGTAATTTATATCTTGATGGAACTAATGCGTCTGGATGGGGTAATAATATAGCGTTTAAAAGTCAAGGAACTGATTTTGGATATGTTGGTAGTATTGGTTCTTTAGTGGGTAGTACCACAAAAGATATGACCATATGGTCTACCACTGGAAATGGATTTAGAGTGTACACTAATGGAAATAACCCAAGGTTATGTATTGATTCAAATGGTATATCAACATTTGCTTGTCAAGTTTGCACCATAGCATTAATAACTGCAGATTTAAGATACACAGGAACAGGATACATAACATACGATACCTCAGCCTCAGGAACAGCATGTTTGATATTTCGTCAAAATGGTACTGAGAAAATGCGTATTTCTGAGTGTGGATATGTGGCGGTAACAGGAAATGAAGCATTATCTTGTGTACCTTATTTACAAGGTATGTCATTTGGTTGGAATAGAACCAATGGACAAGGTGAATCAATGATTAACTGGACTAATGCGGGTGGAGGTTCTGCTTGTGATTTAGTATTTAATTTTAGGGATAGTAGTACTTTATATGAGAGATTAAGAATAGCTTCAACAGGTGCTGCAACATTTAATTCATCGATTAGTGCTGCGTCATTAAGTATTGGATCCACAACAAATTCAACGAACCCCTCGGTAGGTTCCATAATATCAGCAGGTGGATTAGGATTGGGTGGAGATATATTCATGCATCCATACAACGCCAACCAATCTAACTATGGTTACATAAAAACTGCAGCCACAACTGTAAACACCACCACACTTACATTGGGCACAACCTATGGATATGCTACAAATGTTGATGCGGTTTCTTTCTTTAACGGTTCAGCCACATTCAATAGTAGTGTTACTTTGACAAATAGTGTATTCCCTGTTTTAACAGTTCAAGGTACCGCAAGTTCACCACATATAGGTTCTACATGGTCGGTAAGTGCAAACCAAGATGGTATAGGAAGAACTATTATTGGAACCGCATGTCAAGGTAGAGTAATGTATTTTGAAAATAGTGGAGATATAAACATTCCTAATAATACATTGACGGTAGGTAAGAGTATAACTAGCTCAGGTAATTCACTTACATATAAAACAGGTGGTGGCGGTAACGCTAAACAAGTAGTTGTTGGACAAACAACAGCAACAACTAGTGGTGTAGCTAAAAAAGTGGCATATGTTGGGCATACCCACTCTGTAATAGTTTATGTATGGGCCACCCAATCAACTTCTAGTGGTGTAACAGCAATAGCAAACATTACAACATCATATGGAGCTTCCGCTGGTGGGGTAACATATAGTAGTGGTGCTATGGGTACCGTTAGTGCGGTTTCCGTTGGTTATAATAATGGAGGAAGTCCATCATATACAATTGATATAACCGTAACATATAGTGGAGCCGCCCCAACAATAAATTATGTGATTGAAGGAATAAGTCACGATAATGCTATTTATACCATATAATTAAACCAATATAAAAAGTATTTATATAGAAATACTTTAGATAGATGAAAATACATGATTTAGAAGTAACCGGCTCACTTATATATAATGGAGTCAATTTATTGAGTCTAACTAGTTCTGTAACGGATTCTGGTTCATTCTCAGCTCAAATAGTGAACCTTAATCAGGTATCATCTTCATTGAACAGTTTTACAAGTTCAATCAACACCACAATTAAAAGTAAATTGGATTCTGAATCAGTTATATCTGGTTCTGCTCAAGTTTCTATAATTGATACCACAGGTTATTCTACATTCAGTTCATCTATATCAAGTAGTATTGGTGATTTATCAAGTTCAGTAGGAAGTTTATCTTCGTCTATTGCAACAACAACGAGTAATCTTTCATCAAGAATAGGGAGTGTAGAAACAAAGACAGGTAGTTATGCAACTACAGGCAGCAATATATTTGTTGGTAGTCAAGTTATCACTGGTTCGTTATATATTACGAATGATATGGTGGTACAAGGATGTTCTTGTTTACAGAACATTACGGCTTCCGCTGTTAGTATTGGAACAAATACAGTTGTATTGAACACAGCAACACCTGCTGTTAGATTTGCTGGTGTCAGCGTTCAGGATTCAGGTTCAAATGCTGGTGTAACCGGCTCAATATTTTGGGACGGCCTTTGCAATCGTTGGATATATTCAAATCCTTCCGATATAGGATATAGTGGAGGTATGTTATTATCAGGACCTAGAACATCAACGTTAGGTTCAGAGTCACCTTTAACATGTAATTACATTGCTAAATCAGGTGGAGGTGATCACCTTTATGATTCATGTATCATAGATGACGGAACAACAGTTTGTGTAAATGCAAACTTGAAAGGAAGTGGAACGGCTTGTTTTACGGGAGCGGTATGTTCTCTAAACTTTATTGCTTCCTCAACTTGCTCAACGGCAGGATTAAGAGTATATGGTGCTAGTGGTACACATCAATGGGATATGTACTTAAATGGCGCTAATTTAAGATTTAGTGATAATACAAGTGGTGGATGCCTTGTCGTTGATACCGCAGCTTCATTTGGAGGTACTCTAACTTCAAGTGGATTAATTACAGGACAATCTGGTATCTATCAAAGTAATGCAGCATCTTCTATTGCATCAAATAAGTTTGAAACTTATAATGGTGGTGCTACTGATATGAATTTTAGTTACCCTGCAAGTGGAACTGTAACATTTACTAATGGAACACCAAGATTTTCTATTGCCTCAACAGGTGCGGCTACCTTCAGCAATTCAATATATGGAACTAGTGCTATATTTGGTTCAGATTTTTTATCTAATGAAACAAGTAAAGTAGGTGTATCTTTTGGTAGTGGATATGGTCAAATTAATGCGTGGGGATCTAATACTTCTACTTATGGAGGTTTAAAATTTCAACTAAGTGTATCTAATGGTGGTACTGTAAATGCATTAACACTTACCACAGGAACGGCTACTTTTTCAAATACAGAAACAACATTAAATTTTAATCCTCAAACTAACCTATTAGCATCATATTATTATTTAAACTTTGGTGGTGGTTCTATAATGTATAGAAACGCACCCGATATGTATATAGGTTCAAATGCAAAATATGGATCAGCAGGAACGGTAGTTGCTAATTATACATCGGCAAATGGTATGGGATTACTTACTATGGATGGTGGTAACTTAAGATGGCAAGCAAATAATACATCTGTAACGGCGGGAACTGCTTATAGTGTTCCTATTAGATTTGCCATTAATAATGATGGTAATGTTGGTATAGATGCAACAACTACATATGCAAAATTACACATAGGTACCGCCTCAAATAATGAAAATAATATATTTTTTACAAGACAGACCACAACCGCAAATGTAATAATTGGTGGATTAAGATCATCACTTGGACCATATTGGGGTGACGCAACATCAACTTCTTTAGCTGAGATAAATTTAGAAACCGATAATCCATATTACAGGGGAGCAATAAGTTTTAGAACTAATAATTCGGATGCAACAGCAAATAGAGCAGTGGAAAGAATGCGTATTACAAGTGGGGGTCAAGTTAATGTTAATTCTACACAAACAACATATCCATTTTATGTTCAAGCAGCATTAGGAAACTGGACTGCCGTATTTGACAATACAACAAGTGGTGCAAGCGGAATATTAATGCGTTCAACAGGTGGTTCACAAGGTTTTTATTATGGTGCTTATGACGGTGGTGCATATAAATTTTATGTTAATGGATCAGGAGTTGTAAACTCAACAAGCACTTCAATAACAATCATATCCTCAGACATTAAATTAAAAACAGATATTAGAGATTATGATAAAGGTTTGGCTGAAGTTTTAGCAATGAAACCAAGAATATACAAAAGAAAAGATAATTTAGAAGTTGATGAAGTTGGGTTTATTGCACAGGAAATGAACATTGCATTAGTAGGTTCAATGATTGAAAGTTATAAAGATGAAGAAGGTGAACCAATACATACTTATCAATTAGAATGGTATCCTTTATTAGTAAAAGCAATCCAAGAACAACAATCTACAATTTGTTCTCAATCCCAAAAAATTGCAATATTAGAAAGTTGTTTGGGTATTATGTAATCCAATTTATTTTTCTTATATTATAACCATGAATAATATTGGAATAGGAATATTCTGTTTTGGTGAAGAAAAATACTTTAGAGGAACCATAGAAAAATTAAATCAATTTCTATCAAATGGGTTTCATTGTTATGTATTAACTGACAACCCAAACTATTTCAAAAATAGATACACAGACACTTTTTTCCATACAATACCATACAAAAGAAAATACAAATCTTATCATGATAAGATAATACTATCATCACATATCATTGACAATCACGATATTGCAATTTTAATTGATGCTGACACCAATATTGTCACACCATCATTCATAAACCAATTAAAAACCTACACATTCAAAAAGGGAATATCATATATTGATACCCTATTAAATCATTCGGCAAAGTATGGGTTTATTAAAGATTTGAAAATGAATGATTTGGAGTGGGAATCATATAAGAAATATATTAACTTTGTTTATCCAAATTATGGTGAACATGAAATGATATGGGAATATTTTTTGGTTATTAACAAAGACGGACTTAACGAAAACTTCTTTAATCATTATGAAAAATTACAATTGGCAAAAGAACATTCGGATTTACTCAGGAATAAGGAGGTTAATGGTGCAGGTGAAGGGATATCAATTACAATTGCATCCATATTATCAAACACAAACATTGAAAGAGATGTTGAATTATATGATTTATTAAAAGATAGTGTTAAACCAATAACAAGACACACACCAAGAAACCTCTGGCCAAAATTTATGTTATGATTAGCAACCAAGAATTTATAAAGAAGAATATTACAACAAACGATGGGGAACCAATACCCTATCTGTGGAGTCATGGGGCAACCACAGAACACATGGGAGATGGTTTGGTAGTATATTCCATCATTCAACACATGAGAGCCAAAAATTGTGTCTGTATTGGTTCTGGTGGGGGTTATATTCCACGTATTATGACACAATCAAGGATTGACTTACATAAACAAAAAATATTCGAAGGAAATGGAGACTATAATTGGGGTGACATTGGGGTTACTTACGTTGTTGACGCTTGTAATGGTGTTGGTGGCCCAAATGATTTGGATAATGAAGAATCATTCTACAGGAAGAATTTTTATCCGAGGTTTATTAAATCGACTTCTGTCGAAGCGTATTATGATTTCTTTGTTAGACAAGATATTAAAATAGATGTATTGTTTATTGATGGTGACCATTCATATGAAGGTGTTAAAACAGATTTTGAACTATACTCAAACATACTATCTGATAATGGTATTATCATTATACATGATACAGATGAAAACTACGAAGAAACATTAATTGTTTCCGAAGATGCAAAAAAGGACCACCATAGATTCGATGGTCCATCTAAGTTTATTAAGGAACTTGAAAAAAATCCAAACTATAATTTGATTAATCTACATAATTTTCGTATATTAATGGATAAACCATCATCAAGTGGTATAACCATTATTAATAAGAAAAAATGATTCGATTAGTTACTGTTATAGGTCACGGAACAAATTTATTACCACATTTTATTAATCACTATAAAAAATATGTTGACGAAATAAACATTGCTGTTTATGAAACCGACATGTATCCATCGTTAAGTGATGAGGTTAAACAAATCATTGATAATGAAGATAATGTAAAAATTATTAAGGTTATTAAGGATAGAGTTTTTGATTGGGAGAAAGTTACACAACTATATAATTTTGTTAAGAATACACAACCAAATGATTGGTGGGTTGTTGCGGATATTGATGAGTTACAATTATATCCCGATGATGATTTAAGAAAAGTAATTAACAATTGTGAAGAAAATGGTTGGGACATTGTAAGAGGTGGTTTCATTGATAGAATTGGTGAAGACGGAGAATTTTCTGAAATTAAAGATGATAAATCATTGTTTGAACAATTTCCAGTTATGGGATTCTTTAGATACCCAATGAGTAAAGCGTGTCCTAATAAAATATGTGTAATGAAAGGATATGTTGAACTTACATCAGGACAACACTACGCTAAAATCGATGGACAAACAACTTGGAAATGGCAAGGTTGGAATCATCCATTAATAAATCCAAACGACCATGTTCAAGTACATCACTTTAAATGGGATAAAACTTGTATAGATAGAATTAAGGCGGTTGTTGATGTGAATCAAGAATATGCATATTCAAATGAGTATTCAACAATGTTTCTTAGTTTAAGAAAAAGTAGATTTAAAATTAATGTAAATCATAAAGATTATATGATTGAACATTCATACGGGGAACCCGAATTTAAAAGATATAAACAATGGAATAAATTAATTAAAAAAATCATATCAATATGACACCAGAAGAACAATTAAAATTAGAAGAACGTAAAGTTAAAGCACTCGAAAAAATAGGTAACTCTTTGGATGCCTTAACCATTTGGTTTGAAGAAATCAATAAAGACGAATGGAGTGACAGAATCCAATATTACCTTACAGAATTTCATAACATAGCTAAACCAAAAGACCCAACAATAAATGGATAAACTAGGTGTAATAGTCCCATACAGAAATAGGGAAGAACATTTAGAAGAATTCAAAAATAAAATATCAGATTATCTAAATAAACAAGGTATTCCTTTTGAATTAATAATTGTGCATCAAGATGATGCAAAGTTATTCAATAGAGGTATGCTCTTAAACATTGGATTCACCTACGCAGAAAAGTATGAATGTGATTACGTTGTTTTTCATGACGTGGATATGATACCAGTAGAAGTAGATTATAGTTATTCGGATAAACCAATTCATTTACCAACCACTCTTTATGTTGATAATGAAAATGTGAAAGAAACATTTGATGAATACTTTGGTGGGGTAACTGTGTTCCCAATGAATATCTTTAAAGAGATAAATGGGTATTCAAACAAATATTGGGGATGGGGATATGAAGATACCGATTTATTATTAAGATGCGAAAAGAAGGGAATTGATTTAAACACCATTAAATATAAAAATGTAAATCCAATTACAACCTCATTAATGTTTAATGGTGTTGATTCATATGTCAAGGTAAAAAATGAAATTGATTTAAATAGAGATACCACAATATTCATTTCCTTTTTTCCTCACGAAACATCTTATGATCACACAAAAGTTAAAGATGATTTTCCTATATTTTCAATACCTGGTTATGACACAACAATAACATACAATTCATTTCAAAGATATAGTTTTGTTACGTTCGACTCAACAAAAAATGTGTTATACTCCAATTCAACAATTAAACCACCATATAAAACGAATATGTGTGTCACGTTTAATCATAGAGAAAAGATAATAAAAGTATATCAAGATGGATTGTTATTGGATGAAATAAAGGACCATAACAGATTATTAAATTATAATAAAGAAGAATATTTTTATTTGGGGGTTAACAATATTAATGGTGATGAAAAAAATTATTTTAAGGGAGGTATTGATACGTTTGCAGTATTTTCACAAATATTAACAGACGATGAAGTAAAAAATATGAGTGAGGAAAATGAAGTACCTAATTTAGAAACGTTAAAATTACATTACGACGCTAAATTTATAAACAATTACACATTGACAGATTTGGTTGGGAACAATAATGGTGAAATTTTTAATTGTTATGTTAAAAAATTAAGATTACCTGAATATACGGAAGTAAAAATACCACATAGACGAGAATCAACATTTTATGCTTTATCTCATGAAGAAAATGGATTTTTAAATAATAGATGGAAAGACGATAACACTAGATGGAATCAATTGAGATTTCATAACGAAGTTTCAAAAAACGATGATTTGGTATTTGGTGACGGGTTATCCGATTTGAAATTTGTTGAACATGGAATAAAAAAAGAAAATAACATAACACATATTAATGTTGGAGTATGAGTCATAAGTTAGGTATATGTATACCATATAGAAATAGAAAAAATCATTTGGAGGAACTCATACCAAAATTAACTGAACACCTTAACAAACAAGGTATTGAACATACATTTTATGTTGGTCACCAAGTTGATAATAAATTATTCAATAGAGGAGCAATGAAGAACATTGCAGCACAATATGCGTTCGATGATGGATGTGATTATATTGCTTGGCACGATGTTGACATGATTCCATTTGATATTAATTGTGATTATTCATATCCAGAAGAAACCCCAATACACATTGCAACAAAACTATCAAAATACAAATATGAGATTGGATATGACCAATACTTCGGAGGTGTGGTGTTGTTCACCAAAGAACAAGTGGAGAAGACCAATGGGTATTCGAATGAGTATTGGGATTGGGGTCAAGAAGATGATGATTTATTTTGGAGATGTTATTTTGAGGGATACACCACTGGTGATGTATATAAAAAGTATGAAGATAAAGAGGTCGCAAATTTTAATGGACTAAATGCGTTTTTATCAATACCAACCAATAGAGAAATTAGTTCATGTTTACATAATGACCATACAATATCAATATTATTTTGTGCAGAACAACAACCTGAAAAAGTACCTATATGGTTAGTGGGAGATGAAAACAAAAAGTTTATAGAATATCCATTAATAAGAAAAAATGGTAGTTGGACGTGGGGATTATCTTTTAATAATAGTAGGGCGGTTACAATGGTTGTGTTTGATAAATCAAATATGCACTATTACAATTATGCCAAAAGATTTGAGAATCAATGGACTTGGGTTACACTTTCATATTCAAAAGATAAAAAAGAAATTCATTATTATATGAATAATCAGTTAATAAATCAAATGAATGGAGTGAAACAAAACATACCATTTCCTATAGAAGAATCTTTAAAAAGTCACGATGCCGTTCGTTCTTTCTTTATTGGGTTTTGTGGTCACACTAACACATATTATAAAGGTAAGATTGCTGATATTAAGATATATAATAGATTCTTTGACAATGTGGAGGATGTATATGAAAATGAAGATAATATAGTTTTAAAATGGTCAAAATCTTCTGATTACGAGAATAATAATGTATATTTAAGTACTGAAAATATTGAGGTTATTGAGAACATATTACCTTTTAGAAGAGATGGTAAATTTGACTGTTTACCACATGTAGATGAGGGTTATATACATGGTAAGTGGGCTAAGGGAGAAACAACCGCAAGAAACGAGAGAAGATTTGTTACAGAAATGCAACAAAGAAAGATTGACTATAAGAACGATGGAATGAACACATTGAAGTATGATTTAGTAAGTACTGAAAT